ATCTTCTTCGTCATCTTCTTCCATAAATTTAAAACCATCTTCACCACCTATGTTTGCACCTTGTTCTTTTTTAAGTTTTCTTAATGATGCAAAATTATCTTTTAAAAATGTACTTGCCATTATTTACCTCTTTTTACTTTTTGGTTTTTTAGCTGTCTTTGCAGCTCTTCTAAAGTTAGCAGCAGTTGGAGCTCCTTTAGTACCAGGCTTTCTCATTCGTTCACCACTACCAGCTTTAATTCTTTTTCTTTTTGCATGAATATTTGCGTATAGACCTTTTCTTTTTGCCATTGTTTATCCTTTATTGTTAATGTTGTGTTGTTCTCTATCGCATTTAAAATGTGCATGAGTTCCACCATAGAATGATAAGAAGCTCATATCGTTTGTGATTTCTTTTTTGCAGTACCTACAAATTCCTACATAGTGAACACTTGTATTTTTTTTCCAAATTTTCTTAGCCACTTAGCAATTCCATTTTCTAAGAGCTTTATTTATTCTGCTATTAGGATCTCTTGCAGTTTTCTTAGAAGTAAGTCTTTTCTTCATGCCTAACATTCTGGCACAAAAAGATTTTCTTCTGTTAGCTGCTTTACTACCTTTTTTTAATTTACTTGGTTTAGTAGTTACAGGTGCTTTTAAATTACCACCAGTAGCTCTATTGTAAGATGCTCTGCCTTTTGCATTAAGACCACCTGATTTAGACTTACCTGCTTTTCTTTGCCATGCTGGAGTTGCCATTATGCTTTAACCTTTGGTTTTGGGGGTGGAACTATTTGTTGTTCGTTACATACAAACTTAATAAAAATTTTATTTTTGTTTACTTCCTCATATCCTATTTCTTCTAATTTAGAGATAGACTCATAGTTACCAGCTATCATACAAGAATAGCCATCAACAAATAAATCTGGATATTTGTAAGGTGGTAAACAAGTGTTTGCTACAGCAGAACACATTATTAAATTTAATACAAAATTCATTCATCATCTTTCTTAGTCAATTTGTGTACTTGATCTTCTAGCTCTGTAATTTTTTTATTAGCTTGATCTAAGTCTTGTTGTGAGTGTTCTAATTTTTGTAAGCATCGTTTATTAGCTGAGTCCTTAGACTTACCTGCATCTTGTAGCTCAGCTACTTCTTGCTTTAATATACGAACTTGCTCTTTATATTCGTTAATCAAATCTAGGTTATCAGACATCTATTTTTTTTTAAAAGTAGAAACACCTTTAATACCAAGTATTGTACTGAAAGCTCCTACGACTAGAGCCTGATAGAACATCGGTAAGTTTGCAAACTTGTCAAAGAATATATCTATCTTTGCTTGTATATCTGGGTCATCACTAAATACTGACCAAGCCAAAAGCAAGAGTGGGATGCTGATTAACACAAGACAGAATTCGTCTTTCCAGTCCCCTTTATGTGAATCTATAACAGCTTTTTTAAATTCAACTTCACCATTTGCCATGCGTTCAGCTAACTTTAATTCTGCTACAGACTCTAATTCTTTTGTCTTTCTTCTGTTGGCAGCTATAGACATACCAGTTTTAATCATGCCTGGAACTAGCTTAGCAGCTATATTAAACCACATAATAATCTCCTATACTTCTTTTGCTGATTGCATTTTTTTAGCAAGTTTATTTGCTCTATTAGGAGTCTGCTTTGCCCACAAACTGTCAAGCATCTGGAAACTAGCTTCACCATAATCTTCTGTGTCTAGTGCTTTCCACATATTTTTAAACTTACTAACTCCACCCTCACCGATTTGGTAAACCATATTAATAATAACTTCTTTAGCTGTATTATTAATTGGTCTATCCCCTATCAATCTTTCTGCTGCATTTAATGTTGTTTGAAAATCTCTTTCAAATACAAGCTCACCCTCTTGTTTAGTGTATTCAATACCATGTTCATATTCGTCATCAGGTGTAATCTTATGACCATAAAATATAGTGTCAAAACCCTCACTACATTTATAAATTTTATTTACATAACCCTCACAGGCTTTTATTTCTTCTTTGACTTCTTCGTACATATACAATCCTCACAAGTACATACATCACCATCCCAATGATGTAGGTGAAACTCTGCCTTGCAATGACAATTACAATGGCAACTCTTACATTTTTTTTTGTGTGTTTTTTTCTTTGGTTTAGGAAAATCAAAAGTTAATACATCATTAAGCTTTTCACTTAGGCTATCTAACCAACCAAAAAATGTATATAAAATTCTATCTAACATTTTTTAGTTTCTTTCTGTTGTATAACTTTTTATTTTTAATAATTTTTTTTGAAAAGTGCCTTAGCTGTTTAGCTATAGGATTTCTTTTTTTATTTATTTTACGCATTATTCTACAATCAATTTCTTGATTGAGAATGAGCCATCAATATTTTTTTCTAATTCTGCTTTTGTTTTAATACATCTGTATTCAATATTATCAGATACTTGTCTTGTAGCTTCTCTTTTTCCAGAAAGACAAGTGCTTAAATTAGGTTGCAATCTTGCCTCTTTAATTTCGTTATTGACCAGTAAAAGTAAAGCTATAACTACCTGTTCCATTAATGACTCCCATTAGCTCTAACTTTATCTTTTAAATCTTCTAAAGATTCTTTTATCTTCTCAATGTCTTTCATTGCATAATTAATATTGACATTGTTGTTTCTCATTGTTTCCATTTCTTTTTGTATATTTTCTACTTGTGATGCTATGTGTTCTAGCAACATGAATTGCTCTTGATCAGTCGGTAATTGTTCTGATTTTTTAAGTAGATCAGCTTGAAATAATTCTCTACTTGTTTCTAAACTACCAATCCTATTTTCTAATTCAAAAAAACTAATCGTTGCAACAACTGCACCAGCTACGATCATTAAAAGGTTTTTAGCTGGTAACTGTATGCCTGTGTTCTCAGATAGTTTTAAGTTTTTCATTAGTAATTAGTTGGGTTGCCAAATATTGCTAACAACACAAATAGTATTATTAGAACACCTGTAAAATAGTAATTCATAATTAGCTCCCTAGTCATTAGAATGATCTACCATTAAAATTTTTATACCTAGTTTTTTTTGTTTGGCAGTAGGTGATCGCCAAATTTTTCTTCTGTAAGGTTTTACATTTTTTCTAAATGTGTTTGTTTTTATGTCTAGCAATTGGACTTTGCCAGTAGGTGAAACAGTAACTAAATCAAATGGACATTGTGGATCACAAGCTTTTGCTACCCACAACCCTTGCCTACTTAGATTTACAATCTCTTGGTACTCTGCAATTGTGCCTTTGATATTTGTGCTTAGCTTAGTAGGTTTACTATTAGGCTTATCAAGGAGCTTAGACTTACTAGACCGACTGCCCATAGAAGTTTATAAACATTGTCCACTTTAGTATCTAAGTGGGTTAAATGATTATCCTTTATTACTGAAATCTTGTTGTGTATTAATTTGATCTCACCTTGTAATTTTATAATCTGTTCAGAATTTTTTTGTGATTGTGTAGCCATTATTCTGTTTGTCCTGCACCAACTGTTACAGCTCTTAATAATGCTAGTGCTGTATTATAATCTTTCCAATCTTGTGTTAAATCTATAAAAGCTTGAATACCTTTGTCGCTTGTTAATGCTTCTGCAATTATTTTAGAATTTTTGGAAAAAGTTCTATCATTATACCAATTTACAATACCATCTTTAACTGGAAACCCTCCAGCAACAAAAGCAACTTTGTTTTTACTTGCTTGTTCTTTAAATAATAAATTACTTGCAGTTGGTGATCCTACTTTACCACCTTGTGCAGTTGATTTTAATATATCTGCAAAAGATTCTATTGCTTTTTTAACATCTGATAATTTAACATTTGAGTCTGTTTGTTTAGCTAGTTCAAACATCATTTGTGTTAAATTAGCTTTTTGTTTAGGATCTTTCATTATAGCATCATGGAATATAACACCTTGACTTAAACCTTTATCTATATGTTTAGATTGTGATTTTATAAAAGCATTATTGATATAACCAGTTACTACATTTTCCCAAGCACCAGCTACACCACTTTTGTTTAAAGATTTAGCCATAGCAGTTATATCTGATGGTACTGCTTTAGTTTCTAAGAACTTCCACATTGTACCAATTTTATTTACATCTTCTGCATTTTTAGCTTTTTCTAAACTTTTAAATAATTCTGTTACAGATCCTTTAGTAATTGGTTTTACATACTCATCATTATATTTTATGTATGCTTTTTGAGCTTTGACATAATCTTTGTTTGTACTCATAAGAGTATTTAAACTATCTGCCATAAATTTATATTTTTTAACTGCTACAAGATCAGAAGCTTTTACACCTTGATTGACTGTGCCATAAAATATTTCTCTAACACCTCTGTAAACTTCATGCATCGCTTGACCATTGCCTTTAGTTTTTTGTAAATTTTTAGCAAATTGTAAAATAGTTTTTGCATCAGATGGTTCTAAGTTTTTTGCTAAATTTTTCCATTGTATAACAAGGTTATCTACTTTTTGAGAGTCGTAAAAAAACTTTTCAAGTTTACCACCACCTGCATTTAACCAAGCTGTACTTCTTTGTGATTGTAATGCAACAGCAGCTTTTTTTAATTGTTTGTAATATTCTTGATCAGAAACAAATCGTCTGTTTGTAATTACAATACCATTTTGCTGACCCCATTTTTCAATTAGTCTTTTTAATTTTTCTGGTCGTTCAGTCCAAAATTTGTCCATAATTTTTGTACCTACTATGGTAGATTGGACATTGGTTTCTGCTGATTTAATTGCAGATGAACCTGTAACTTCTGCTGCTGATAAATTAAAATCTTTATCTATTTTTTTTATATCTTTTTCTATTTTTTTAGCTTTTTCTATAACTGCTTTTGTTGGCAACATATCTTTACTTAAAACAGCAAGATTACCTTTTTTAAGTGCATACAAGTCCATCATAATGTTAGTTCCAACACCAACAGCAGTACCTGCTAATTCATTTGAATTGTTAGTAACTAATTGATCAGCAGCACCACTAACAGCACCAGTACCTGTAAACAAAGCTTTTGCTTTTGTAGTTTTACCTAAAATACCA